TTAAGATACCACTCAGCCTTCTTTAAATCCTCTACACCATTCTTGTACCGATACCTCCACAGGTACTTAAGTATATTCCCCTGTAGGTAATACTCAAACCCCTCACCCGTAGCTGCCCGTATAGCGTCTATCGCTTCAACCCCTGCTTGATTGTAATGAGAGGGGTTGTTCACCATGTCCTCTTTAGTCTTCATCCGTATCTCCCTATAAATCTAGCTATATGATGAACCCACGGTAGGAGTGCTACTGCCATCAACAGATTGGCTCCG